GGATTGTGCATTCTTTTGGTGAGTACGACTATGCAGATGATATAGTACAGGAAATGTATCTTGTTTTAAATAAATATGCAAGTGAAGAAAAAATTATTGAGAAAGATGTTGTTAGCAGGGGCTATTGCTATTTCACCCTTCGGTCTATTTTTTTACAGTATTGTAATGCTAAGAAAAAAATTAAAAAAGTTGAGCTTGACGATGAAGAAATTTATACGCAAATTGCGGACGATTCGCAAATGGATGACGAAATAGGCTATAACGAAATTACTACGAAAATAGACAATCACATAGAGGGTTGGAGGTGGTATGATAAAACCCTATTTATATTGTACAGGGATACAAATATGTCCATTAGAAAAATAGCAGAAGAAACCAATATAAGTTGGGTGAGTATATTTAACACACTAAAAAAGTGTAAGGAAGAATTAAAAGAAATATTTAAAGAGGACTACGAGGACTATATAAATCAAGATTATGACAGAATTTAAGGGGGATAAAAGAACCAAAGAGTTTAAGGAGTGGAAGAAGAACCACGAAAATGCAAGTAAAGGGTTAGGTGATACTGTAGAAAAGATTACTAAAGCCACAGGAATAAAGAAAGCTGTTAAATGGTTGGCAGGAGATGACTGTGGATGCGATGACCGTAAGGATAAACTAAACAAACTTTTTCCAAGACGTAAACCAGAGTGTTTAAACGAGGATGAGTTTTTGTATTTACAAGAGAAGTTTGAGAACCGCAAAAGCACAATACTATCAGACGAACAGCAAAGGATGTTAGAAATATACAACAGGGTTTTCAGCGATAACGTACAACCCACTAACTGCTCACCCTGTTTTGTGAATGGTGTTTATAAAAAGTTAGAACAACTTTACAATGAGTACTTGTGAAAAATTGGAACGAAAACGACCTATTTAAATATTTACAGAATTGTTGCTACCCTGATTTGGTTAAGGCAAGAAAGCAGATGTCTAAGTGGGATTGCTACAGTCCCATAAGTAAACACAGAATAGAACTTAAATGTAGGGGTGCGCACTACGACACTTTGCTTATAGAAAGAAAAAAGTACGATGCAATGATTAGTAAGGCAGACGAAAACTTAGACATACCCATTTACATAAATTCTACCCCAAAAGGCATATATAGATTTAATTTGTATATTGTTAATCCAAAGTGGGAAGTACAATATCATAATAAAACAACCCATTTTAGCAACAACAATAAAATAAAAAAAGAGGTAGCTTTGCTGCCTGTTATAGATGCTGAAATACTATGAACAAAAAAATACACAACTTAAAACACATTAACTACTTAGCTAACTTTGATATTATAGCAAATACTTTTTTAGAGTGGCAAGAAAAGAAACCAACTGACACGGTAGATAAGTTAATGGGAAGCCTAATAGATATTAACTATTACATTACAGACATATATACAAACGAACTCTATTACAACGAAAGTTTAACTGAATATAGAACTGCTAAACTTAGGGCTATAGAACGTGCGCATAAGGCTGAAAAGAAAATAGAAGAACTGGAAAAGGAAATAGCAAAACTAAGAAAAGAAAAACAATTAGGATTATGAGTGATAGCAAAAAGAAATACTTTGAAATGCAAACAGACGGTATAGTAGAAGATGTGAAATATATAATGGACAAACGTAGTGAGAAAGGACAAAAAGAATACGGAACAACACTAGAGGATAGTCCAGAAAGCATTAAGTCATTTCTTAATCATTTGCAGGAGGAGCTTATGGATGCGGTACTTTACATACAAAAAATTAAAAAAATAAAATAAATATTGTGTGTTTATAAAATGTTTATTAAATTGCAATATAAAACATTCACAATGAAACAATTTGAAACAATAGGTTATTTTTTAGAGTATGTTATTGATACTAAACTTATAGGCACAAAACGCATTGATAAACCAGACAGAGATGAGGTGGGTTATTATAGCCGAATAAATGCAACAGCCACTGAGGACATTATTCTTGACAATGGTAAAAAAATTAAATCTGGTCAGGATTACTACACACGCATTTACCCATTAAATGGTAGGAGGTCAAAATAATGTTTAGCTACGAAGATTTTTATTATTCAGAACTTACATTAGAACAACTGAAACAACACGTTAAAAGTGGTGGTTTGGGTGGTTATGGCGAAAGATGTCAAAAGGAAATTAATAAAAGATTACAACAACAAAACGAAACACTAAAACTATGATTACATTATTAAACGGAGAGCATTGGGGCAGGGATGAAATACTAACCCAAATGGTAGACGATGATTTCTATTATGGACACTTGGGTAAATATGCCCTAAGCAGCAGCAGTATTAAAACAATACTTAAAAGCCCAAAGACATACAGGAACGTAATTAAATATGGTAGCGACTCTGAAACACCTGCCCTAATAGCAGGTAAATTATTTCATTGTATGATCCTTGAACCTCAAAAGTTAGACAAGTTACATTTTGTAGAAGCAAGTACACGCAATACAAATGTTTACAAACACGCCAAGGAAGAACACGGTGAGGTATATTTAGAAAAAGAAAAAAAAGCAGCCGAACGTCTAACTGACTCATTATTAAGAAACGAAGCTGCACTTAAACTACTAAACAAAGCAGACTTTGAGGTACCTGCCATTGAAATGATGGAGGGTTTGGCAATAAGGGGTAAGGCTGATATATTAAAAGGCGATCACCTTATAGACCTTAAAACCACAGCAGACCTAAATTCTTTTAAATGGTCGGCAGATAAATATGGATATGATCTACAAGCGTGGCTTTATATGCAATTGTTTAACTGTACAAAGTTTACCTTTTTAGTGGTAGACAAATCAAGCTGTGATATTGGTATATTTGAGGTAACAGACGAGTTTTTAGAACGTGGTAAGAATAAATTTATACAAGGTATTGAGAATTACAAATATTTTTTTGAGCAGGACAATGACTTAGATCAGTATGTAATGCGTGGAATACTATGAGGTTGTTTGAGGATGAGTGGGGCATAGATAATAGCCCAATTGATAGCACAGAAATAACTACCACAATACTGTATTTTAGTACAGATGAGTTAAAGGAATTTAAAAAACTTTGCAGGGCTGGTATTAAAAAGGAATTTGCAGAAGACTTTCAACAAAAAGGAAATTTAAGCGATTTTTTACTATTAATATTAAACAGGCATTATGGAAACTTATAGACTTAAAAGGGTTTTAAATGATAAACAAGCTGCTAAACTTAAAAGTAAATACGTTACCAATAAACATTATAAAACACTCATTACAGGTAATGCTGATGGGTATGATGCCTACACCAATCAACTATTATTTAGATTTAGAAAAAATGCCATTCCTTTTGATACACTTAAAAAAGGGTATGATAGTTTTAAAAACAGTATTGAACTTACAGAAAGCAGGGGTGCAGCTTCAGGCAGTAGCCATAAACGTATAAGAAAAGATGGCAGCGTAAGTAATATTACGGTAGGTAATAAGGTTGAATCTGGTAGTGTTGGTTATATGGACAAAAGTGCTATGATACATTATTGTAGAAAAACAGCTTTTGCCAAAAAGTATTTTAACAAATTTAAACAAGGCATCCCGTTTGTACAGTTTGTTGACAAAAAGTATAAAGAACTTTGCCCTGAACATTACAGTAGGCAAAAAGCAATAGCATTAGGTACTAACAAAAACTATGTAATACAAGATACAAGTTTTACTACAGTAACAGTAAACCAAAATTTTAGAACAGCTGTTCATAAAGATGCTGGTGATTTTCAGGATGGTTTTGGAAACTTAATTATATACAGGGAAGGAAACTATGATGGTGGATATTTTGTATTACCAGAATATGCAGTTGCTATTGATTTACACAACACAGATATATTATTTGTAGATGTACATAAATGGCACGGTAACACGCAATTTACTAATTGTAGTGATGATTGGAAGCGTATTACTTTTGTAATGTATTACAGGGAATATATGTACAAATGCCAAAGCCCGACAGAACAACTGCAAGAAGTTAAACAAAACAAAACAGGTTATTTAAATTTATAGTTATGGAAACAAAAAAAGCAATACAAGCAAACACATTTGAAGAAAAGGTGTATGATTATTTTAATGACATTTTAAATATATCTTTGAGCCATTACGTCTCAAAAGATGGGCAATATAAAAGGGGTGAAAACAGGCAGGGGGTTGAAATTAAAAATGATCAGCTATTTAGGAAAACAGGGAACCTATATATAGCAACTAAAAGGGTGTATAGATATACTGAATACCCAAGTGGTATATTTAGGAAAACTTTAACTAAGCAGTTGTTTTATGTTATAGGCGATGAACAAACCTTTTGGGTTATAAGTACAAAGCACTTACAAGAATATGTAGCAATTAATAATGTTAATTGTGTTGATGGTTTTAAAACTTTAGCAGGTGGTGTAGAACAAGGTTTTTTACTACCAATAAATAAAGCTGACCTAATGTCAGTAGCTAAATATGATACACAACAAAAAATGGAATTTTAATGGAACAAATAAATATATTAATAATTGGAAACTGCGGTGTAGGTAAAACGTATATAATGCAAAGTTTAATTAAAAAGCTTAAGTGTGACCAAATTAAAAAAACTAATTTACTTCATTACAATACTAATGGTTGGTTAAATATTACAGGAAAATATGATGGAAGTAAGTTTCAGGGTAGTGATAAATTATCTATGTCAGTAATGTTAAGTTTAAATGAGTACCTTAATAATGTAAATGGGGTTAGTGTTTACGAAGGAGATAGGTTTACCAATTCTAACTTTATTAAACAAGCAAAACCATATATTATTAAAATAAACGGTAACGGTTTAAAAGGTAGGCTAATAAGGGGTAGTACACAAACTACAAGACAAATAAAAAGTATAGAAACAAGGGTAAACAATGTTGATTATGATTTTAGTTTTGAGGATAGTGTTTTTGCAATTAACTATTTTTGTGGTTTATTTAATTCACAGTCTATAAAGCTAATTAATCAGGTTTTATTAAACGATAAAAATAATTACGTAAAAAAACAACAAAAACTATTTTAAATAAAACCCTTTACTTAAATAATTTATAATATTTTGAATAATGGAATAAAAGAATATTATTTACTTGCACTATTAGATATACAAAATGGTGTTAGTTTGGATGAATTAAAACAAACATTAAAAATGTACGAGGACATAGAGGATTATGAGGCTTGTGCAGGAATATTAAAAGCAATAAAAGAATTAGAATATGACAATAGAAAAGATTAAAGAAATAGTAGAAACAGAAACAGGAATTGAACTCAACAACAAATCAAGAAGAACAGAGTTAGTATATACAAGAGCAATGTATTATAATTTGTGCAGAGAATATACTTTACATTCTTTAGATGTAATAGGTAAATCAGTAGACAAAAACCACGCAACTGTACTGCACGGTTTAAAACTTTACAGGGATTGGATAGAACAACACGAAGAAAGATACATCCAATCTTAC